AGTACAATTAAAGTAAATAAAATAGAAAAAGTAGATGGTAGCACCATAGAATTAGGTGGACCAGGCACTTCAGTTAATTTAGCTTGCGGTGCTACACAAACAGGTTTTGGTAGAACAGGCACAGTTGATTGGTGTACAACAGCTAAAACAAGTCCTTTGACAGTTGCTTCAGGCAATGGTTATTTTATTAATACAAGTGGTGGAGCAATTACAGTTACACTTCCAAGTTCACCATCAGCAGGTGATATTGTGGCATTTAAAGATTATGCAAACACTTGGGATACTAATGCTGTAACAGTTGGTAGAGGTGGATCAAAAATTAATGGAGCCTGTGAGTGTGCAACTTTAAAAAAAGAAGCACAATCAGTAACATTAATTTATGTAGATGGCACTAAAGGGTGGCAAGATATTCATGACTCAACATCAAACGTAACAGGTGGTTCTTTTGTTGCAGCAACAGGAGGAACAGAAACTACATCACCTTGTGGTAATTATAAAATTCATACATTCACTGCTAGTGGATGTTTTCAAGTAACAGATGCTGGTAGTGCAGCAGGATCAAATAAAATTTCCTATATAGTCGTAGCAGGTGGCGGCGGAGCCGCTGGAAATGGTAGCACCTATGATGGTTCAGGAGCTGGAGGAGCAGGAGGTTTTAGAGAAGGTAAATGTTCTTCTGATCCTTATACAGCATCACCTTTAGCAGCTACACCGTGTTCAGCTTTAGCAGCCTCTGTTGCAACTTTTCCAATATCAATTGGAGCAGGAGGAGCAGGTGGAACTAGCAATGCTTGTGGTGTAGTGGGTAGTAATTCAATATTTAGCACAATTACATCAACAGGTGGTGGAAAAGGAGCAAAAGCAACTGTTGTAGGAGGTAATGGTGGTTCAGGTGGTGGAGGAGGAGCAGGAGGAGCAAATGCAGGTGGTTCAGGAAATACCCCTCCAGTTAGTCCAGCACAAGGAAAAGATGGTGGAGCAGGAATTGCAAGTAGTAATTCTGCTGGCGGTGGTGGTGGTGGAGCAACTGCTGTTGGAGCAGCTGGCGCACCTAATTGTGGAGGAAATGGTGGAGCCGGAGCAACTTCAAGTATTAATGCGTCAGCAGTCGCAAGGTCTGGCGGTGGTGGCGGAGGAACTTACAATTCACCAGCTACTTCAGGTGGAACAGGTGGAACAGGTGGTGGCGGAGACGCAGGAAGAACACCTGGAAATCCTGGTAATAATGGAGAAGCGGGAACAGCTAACACAGGTGGAGGTGGAGGAGCAGGAGCCACACCAGGTCCAGCATCTAATGGTGGAGCAGGAGGTTCAGGAGTGGTAATATTAAGATATAAATTTCAATAGGTAAATTATGAGTACAATTAAAGTAAATACAGTAACAAAAAGAACAGGCAGCACACTTACATTAGGTGAGTCAGGCACGACAGTAACTTTAGCTTGTGGTGCTACACAAAGTGGATTTGGTAGAGCTGGTTCTGTAAATTGGTGTTCAACTATTTATACAAATAGTCCAGGCACTGTTACCGCTACTAGTGGTAAAGGATTTTTTTTAAATACAACTTCAGGAGCAATAACAATTAACTTACCTTCATCTCCTAGTGTTGGAGATATCGTTGCAATAAAAGATTACGCAAATACTTTTGATTCAAATAATGTAACTGTTGGTAGAGGAGGTTCAAAAATAGCTGGTCTATGTATAGATGCTAAATTATCAACAGAAAGTGAATCAATAACATTAGTTTATGCTGATTCAACAAAAGGATGGTTAAATGTTAACACAGATTCTACTGTGGTGGGAAATGAATATATTATTGCATCTGGTGGAAATGCTGTAGTTACTTGTGGAAATTTTAAAACACATATTTTTACAGGTAGTGGATGTTTTTCAGTTACGGATGCAGGATTACCTAGTGGATCAACTACATTAGAATATCTTGTAGTAGCAGGTGGTGGAGGTGGTGGAGGATCAACACCTTGTGCAGGTGGACAAGGCGGAGCTGGAGCTGGAGGAATGAGACTTTCTAATTCTCCAACATCAGGTATAGCTGCACCAGTTATGTCACCTCTTTCAAATCCAGCAGGTTTAACGGCATCTGTAGGAACTTTTCCAGTTGCAATAGGAGCCGGTGGCACAGCAGGTGGCACAGGTTCTCCAGCAGGAGCAACCGAAGGTGCTAATTCAGTATTTTCAACAATAACATCAGCTGGAGGTGGTAAAGGTGGATCAGGAGCTTGTAGTCCTACTCTTATGGGTACAGCTGGAGGTTCAGGTGGTGGAGGTAATTATAGTGGACCCTATCCAAAAACAGCAGGAGCTGGTAATACACCTCCTGTAAGTCCGCCTCAAGGTAATCCAGGTGGACCAGTTACTGCAACATCAGATCCTCCAGGTGCTTATGGTGGTTCAGGCGGTGGTGGAGCAGGAGCTGCTGGTGGTGGAGGCGATACAGGACCAGGAGCATTTCCAGGTGGCGCAGGTAGTTATATTTCAGATAGTGCAATAGGTCCAACAGCACCAAGCTATGGAACACCAGGTCCAGTTTCAAATGTAAGATATTTTGCTGGAGGTGGAGGTGGTAGTAGTAAAACACCTAATGGACCATCAGGTTCAACAGCTCCCCCAGGAGGTGGAGGAGGAACTGGAGGTAAAGGATCATATCCAGGCGGAGATTCAGGAGATGCAGGAACAGCTAATACTGGAGGCGGTGGTGGTGGAGGTATCTATCAAGGTGGTGGTACTGGCGGTTCAGGTATAGTAATGATTAGATATAAATTTCAATAGTTGAATGATAATTAAAAATAATATATAAGGAGAAACATTATGGCACATTACGCAAAATTAGGAGCAAACAATAAAGTTATAGCGGTACACGTTGTAGCTGATAAAGATTGTCAAAATGCTGATGGTATCGAAGATGAAGAAGTAGGCAGACAGTTTTTGGAAAGAATCCATAGCTGGCCTCTTTGGAAAAAAACATCTTACAATACACAAGGCGGACAACACAAAGAAGGCGGAACACCTTTAAGAGGCAACTACGCAGGTATAGGTATGATTTATGATGAAGACAATGATTTGTTTTTATCTAAAAAACCTTACGCTAGTTGGGTTCTAAATGTGGCAGAAGCAAGATGGCAATCACCAGTGGGTGATGCACCAGCATTATCTGAAGAAGAAGTTGCTACTCATGTATATGAGTGGAATGAATCTACAGGTGCTTGGGATAAAGTCGCTAGATAATCTACTTGACATTATTATTGGAGTAAATTACATACTAAATAGGTATGCAAAAGAAAGTATTAACAGAAGTAGACTTATATACAGGTGAAGTTTCTATGCCTAAAGGCTTTGAAATTGACCAAGACCAAATAAGAAACGACATCATAGAATCTTACATAAAACAAAACAAAGTTAATACTAATCCTCAAGCTTATGCTTTTGATGATTATGTCGTGCCTTTTTCTCAACCTTTACAATGGCTACAAGATTACGTTAGAGACCATTGGGGAGTTGAACACGGTAGAACTTTAGTGACTAAAAAGATGCACGGCAATGTTATGCATCCTAAAGAAAAGTCTTGGACAAGAAATCAAGTTGAACCTGTTGATTTAAGAAACTCACCAGACTACACTCTTATTTATGGTGTTGATGTTAAAGAAGGTTCTTCAGAATGTATTATTGAATATGATGATAACAGAAGAAAAAATAGAACGTGGCATTTACCTATAAAAGATAATGAATTTATAATGTTTCCAGCTACTAATAAGTATTCTTTTTCACCAAATACTTCTAATGGCTTAAATATAATTTTAACAATTAACTATGAATATATCTAATTACTATTGGTACTTTGAATCTGCAATACCACCAAGAATTTGCGATATGATTGTACAATACGGTAAAGCAGAAAAACAAAGAGAGATTATGGCTATTACAGGTGGCTTTGGTAGAGATAGAGATTTAAATAAAAAACCTCTCACTAAAGATGAAATAAAAGATTTACAAAAGAAAAGAGATTCAAATATTGTTTGGATGAACGACAGATGGATTTATAAAGAAATACAACCCTATATTCATCAAGCAAATGCGAACGCAGGTTGGAACTTTGAATGGGATCATTCTGAATCTTGTCAATTTACAATTTATAAAAAAGGTCAATACTATGATTGGCACTGTGATAGTTGGGATAAACCTTATGTGGAAGAAGGTCCAACAAAAGGAAAGATTAGAAAATTATCTGTAACCGTAACGTTAACAGATCCAAAAGAATACAAAGGTGGAGAGTTAGAGTTTGACTTTAGGAATTTAGATCCTGATAAAAAA